GTCATCTAAACCATTTACTTCAATAACATCGTCTACGTTTATGCCTAGTGTTCTTGCTAAACTAAAGATTGTGTCGCCTTTTTTCACAACGTGTATTGCATCGCCGCCTACTGTTTCTTCTGACATAATATCTTCAAATGTAATGTCTTTTGCAAGTGTTGCTTCGCTAACAAGATTGTAAATGTATGGAAAAACATCTTTTAGCTCTTCGTTAAACTGTTTAATAGTAAGTTGATCAATCCAGTTTTCTGCAACTTCGTCTGGTACTTCTTTTTGCGCTTCTGGAATAAATGATTCTACTGTTTTTTTATAGAATGATTCTTTTTGTAAGTTGCCTATAGTTTTTTGGATAGTTGTCATTCGCTCTTTAACAACGTCCATATATCCTGCTAAACTTTCTGCCATTACACTTGAACGACCCATATAAGTTTTAAACTTACGTAGTTTTGCCAGTTCTTCACTCATACTGCTTATGTGCTTGCCAAAGTCGTCGTATGCATTGCCGCCTTCACTAACGTGCATAGCCATTGCTCTTGCACCACTTAAATGTTTGTACGGATATTTAAATCTTTCACCCGACGGTGATTCAATAAAGATACTAGAAATATTTTTTGTTCTGCTTTTTGTATCTTCGGTGTTTATCGGTGCGTTGTGTTTGATTGCCAAACGTGCGCCACCTACTTTTTGATAACTGGTTTTATTTGTACCATACATTTTTGATTCAGCCATTGTTTGTTCTCCAGAGCGATTTGTAGCCAAAAACTTGTAATCTCTTTTTGTTAAGTTAGTTCTGTTGATGTCTCTAACTTCAAAGTTCATTAAACGTTTTTTAGCAAACACTCTAATGTCTTTTAAGAAACTATACCAACTGTCTTTTAAATATTGTTCACCTTCGGTGATGTCATTGCTGTACATTACAACAACACCATCTTTTTCGTCCAGTGTAATACTAACATTGCCGCCTTGGGTTCCTTGGCTTTCAAATGCAAAATCAAAGAATCTTGCTAGTGCTGGCTCATTAGTAATGTTGCCTTCGGCATCGCCGATTTCTACAGAAGGAAAACGTCCTCTGATTTGATTAAACAACTGTTCTGCTATTACGTTTAAGTTTTTCATTGTAATGTATTTATCAATAACTGCTACTTATAAAGATCGGCATTGGCAGTTCATAATCCTCGTCTTGTTCTATTTGACTAAATGTATTGTATACAGTAGGATCCCAATCTTTCATAACACTCATCATTCTTAATGTTAAAAGTAAACTACTAACCAAATCATCAGTATGACCAGGCTTTGCTTGAAAACTGCTGCCACTTGCTACAAATGCTTTTAGTTCACTTAGCAGTGCTTTGCTTCTAACAATAAGTTTATCGTTCTCTACCATGGTTTTTAGTCTTGCACATGCTGTAGTTTTTGAACTGTGTGTTGTGTTAAATCCTTTACGGAACTTGCGTACATGTCCTTTGCGTATAGGTTCACTAATAAACAATCCCGGAATGTTTTCTTCGCCAAAGTCTTGTATAACTAACAATGCTGCTTCGCCTATACCGTTGTTTTCTACACTCCAGTAAATGTTGCTTGAGTTTTTTGTTTCGTCTGCTATGTATGTACACACGTCTCTTAACACACGCACCTGTCCTGGTATAGCTGTTGTATTATGTTGCCATTCTCCTACTTGTTCGTATGTAGGAAGTTCAATAACTTGTATAGCAGCATAGTCACCGCCGGTGCCCATACTAGGATCTAATCCGACTACATAAGATTTTTTAGGATCGGGTTTTTTGTACCAACGCACTTGACCCATTTGTATTTTAGGACTTATTCCTTCCATTGCCGCAAGTTTTAAACTGTTAATAAGTGTTTCATCAAAAATCAAAAACTCACAACCGTATTCACGTCTAAACTTTTCTTCACCAATACGGCCTATTTCGTCTTTTTTCCATTCTTCATCTCTATCCGGATGTTCGTTCCAGTGAGCTCTAAATGCATGGAAGCCGTTTACTCCTGTATCGCTTTCGTTGCCATATTCGTCAAACTTTTGTTCTGCTTGTTTCCAAATAGTAGCAAATGTATCCTCGTCGCTGTTAGGTGTACTTGTAATAATAGCACGACCACCTGTTGCTAGTGTAGGTGATATTGAAGTCCAAAACTCTTCTGCAATGTTTGGTTGTACGAATGCAAACTCGTCACAATATAGTAGCGAAATACTCAAACCACGTCCAGTAGTACCTGTAGTTGTTTGGCTAATAATACGTGAACCGTTTTCAAACTCTATACTGCCTTTGTTGTAACTAGTAACACCTGCACGTATATGATCTGGACAAAGTTCATAAACATAGCGTATACGAGCCATAATCTCTTGCGCACCTGTGTATTTGTGTGCAGCAATAAGAATAGTTTGATCTGGTTTAAACATTGCATACCAAGCAAGATAGATAGCAGCACAGGTAGTTTTTCCTGTTTGCCTAGGCATCATATTGATGTTAAATCTATATGAATGATAGCTGTGCATCAAACGCAACTGATATTCAAAAGGTTCAAATATTAACTTGCCTTTTGTAGGATGCTGAATGTGTGCAAAGTTTTTAGCAAAGTGTAAATACCCTTCGTCAGGATCCATACAAGATAACAAGTCTTGTATTTGTGCTTCTGTGTATGTTTCTTTTTGATTGGCTTTTTTAGTTAAAACGCCGTCTAAACTTTTACTCATGCTTATATTTAACCAAAAAAATAGCGCCCGAAGGCGCTATTGAGTCTGGGGGTATTATATTACTTGCGTTTTTCAGCAAGAGCTTTTTGTAATCTTGCTTTTAAACTTTCAGTGTTCATCGGATTATCTCCGCCTGCTGTAGCAGGATACGAACCTTTTTCTTTGTGTAAATCATCGCCGCTTGGAATAATGTCGCTCACATCACCTGCATTAGCTTTTGTATATTCGTCTGGCTCTGTAGTTGCATCACCAAATCCACCGTCGTCAGTTTCTTCAGTAGCAATATCGTCCATTGACATCATTCTAATCATATCGCCCATGTCTGGTTCTTCAGGGCCCTCTGGAGCACTGCCACCGCACGGTGTTGGTTTTGGACCGTGTATCTTACCACAGATTGGGCAAGGTTTTGGACCTGGGTTAATATCGTCTGCACCAACTACTTTAGCACCTGCGGCGCCTGCTAGTTGCATCATGCGTAGTATTTCTGCTACTTCGCTTGCATCTGCTCCGTTTATGTTAATACTTGCTTCGTCTAACTGTTTTCCTGTATTTTCTGTACTTTCTCTTCTAGGATCGCCTGCATTAGGATTTGCATTTTGATAAGTTGCAATCAACCGGTTAACTGTACCTGCACTTGGATTACTAGGATTTTGCTGCACCCAAGCACGAAGTTGGTTATATAGATTTCTTGCAGCATCGCCTGTTGGATCACTTTGTAATAGTGATCTAAACTGTGTTATAGCTTGAGGTACATTCAACTGAGGTCCTCTATCAGGTACCTCATTTGGCATACTAGGTGCAGGTGCCGGTGCCGGGTCAGCTGGTGCTGGTGGATTAGTTTGATCGCCTCGTGGATCGGTTGGATCGCCTTGCTGACGTTGATTTGCATCACTTTGAACAAATGCTCTAAGTCTTTGCAATCTAGGTTCAATATCTGCTGCCATGTCTGGATACATTTCTAATGCTTGTGTAAGAGTTTGAATGTATTGACGCATTTGATTAAGTTGTTCTTGTGTTGCTTCAGTCAGTTTTGAAGCTGATTCTATTAGATGTCTCATTATCTGCCTCCTGGTGTTACTTGACTTAGCAACTGGTCTATTGCTGGTAATACTTGTTGTCTTAGTCTTAGTTGACTTGGTGCAGTACTATCTGCTGCTCTGTTTGGATTTGCAGTTGGTCTTGCTGCACCGCTTGAATCGTTTGGTCCTGGTGCTTGCGCTGCTGCTCTTTCTCTTTCGGCATCTGTTTGATCCGGATTTGGTGCCGGTGCTTCTGCACCTGCTTCTGCACCTGCCTCAGGACCATTAGTGTCTTCGCCACCGTTATCAGCATATTGTGCAATCCTTCCTCTAGTTTCAGGACCGACTATACCGTCGACTTGTATACCTGAGTTTTGCTGGAATGTACGTACTGCACGTTCAGTTGCTGGTCCAAAAATGCCATCAACATCACTACCTGACATGCCAAGGTCTCTTTGTAGCTGTTCTACTTCTGGTCCTCTACTACCGTTGCGTAGCATACCGTCGTTTCTTGCTGCTGGTGTACCTGCGCCTCCGCCTGCTGCTGGTGCTTCTCCGCCTGCTGCTGGTGCTTCTCCTGCTGCTGCTGGTGCTTCTCCTGCTGCTGCTTGTACTTGTGGATCTGCTGCTGCTGCCTGAGCTGCTTGTTGTGCTTGTGAACGACTAATACCTGCACCTATCATTGCACCCATAAGTGCAGCTACTAATGGTGCTACTTCGTCTAGTCTTTCTTCATTTAAGACTTCATTTCTTTTCATTATTTTGCTCCTATCGGTGATTTTGTATTTTCAGCATCGCCAATATCCTTGCTTTCGCCCGGTTTGACGTTTTCGATAGGATTATTTTTGTTTTCTTTGCGAGCTGTTTCTAGTTCTTTTAGTAGATCCATTACACGACTAGCACCGACAGATTCTTGTGCGCTTTCGGCTTCTAGTTCTTCTACTGTTAACTTTGCTACGTACTCTTCTGAATCTTTTTCTTCTTGATAAAGTTCTTGTGGTTCGTTAGGATTACGAACAATAATATGACTTTGCGGAACACTACATACTTGACCAATGTATTCTTGTAATACATTTGAAGTTGTTGGATAAGTTAAATCAACTTCATAATAAGTAACTTCCATATTTTCTAGTTGTGGAAAATCTAATGGACGTTCTTGTATTGGAGTTTTTTTACCTGGTGACATTTTTTGCACTGCATATTTTTGCAATGCTGTTTCTACCATATCTTCAAAATGTTCAGGTACAGGACCTGCCACTCCTATTTTGAAGGAATAGAGTTTTTTTGATTCTGTTAAATATTCAGCAAAAGATTTCATTGTGTTCTTTCCTATAGTACGTACTATACTATTTATCTTTGTCTAGGCCTTTTAGGCGTTCAAGAAGACTGTTTCTATCAGTAACAACGTAACCTTCGCCGTTCATTACATCACCATCTCCTGATCCGCTGTCTCGATCCATTTTTTCTTTTTTAAGTTGTAGTTCAACCATCTTAAGTTTTTTGTCTAGTTTAGCTACCTTGGCATCTAAACTGGTTTTAAGCATAGTGCCTGCTACTTCCATTACTCTGCCTGCATAACGACTTTCTACATTCATACCTAAATCCATCAAGTCATCATATGCTTGCATAGCCTTGTCAGCAACTTCGTTTAGTTCTTTATCTGCTAGTTCGCCTAACCCTTTTACTGCTGGTAGAGCACTGGCTATCTTATCAAACTCTGCTATATCACGAAATGTGTCTTCGTGTTCTACAACTTGTTTGTTTGGTTGTTCCGTAACAATATCTTCGTTATCCGGCAGATTTAACATTTCTTCAAGTTTTTTTGTCATAGTAGTTTTCCATTATATGCTACTATTATTTATCTACGTTTTCCTTGATGGAAAATATCACCTTCGTTAACAATACGAAATGTTATTCCTTTTTGTTTACAGTATGCTCTTGCTGCACTCCATTTAGCTTGGTTTAATACGTAATGTGCTTGATTACTTTTACTGCGTCCTAGTTGTTCTTTAAATGTGTGATTGGCCGGTTTAACTTCGATAAGTTCAACATGTTGTTTTCCTGTTTTATCATTATAAACAATAAAGAAATCAGGAACATATATTGTATGCTTTCCTGTAAATGGATTTCTATAAGGAATACGAACAGCTTCACTTGCCCATTGCGATACGTTTTCATTTAAATCACAAAAACGCATAAAAGCAAACTCCCAACTACTTCTGTATGTAGGAGTTCTTCCTCCTACATATTTGTCAGGGTTTTTGAGTGTATATTTTCCTTGAGCAAATCTTGGCATTAGAGTTTAATATTTCTTTTTTCTACAGTGTTTTTAGAAGGAGTATCTATTATTCCAATAGCACTTACCTTACTACGTTTATTATTAAGAATAGCAGAAACAGTTCTACTTATCTGAACATCAGTAAGTCCTTTTAGTGTGTCGAGAAGTTTAAACACACTAGTTTTCTCAAACTTTGCCTGTGATAATAATACACTTGCTGTAGCAGTAGCAGCACTATTATCAAATCCACGTTTTTTAAAAAACCCTACCACAGCGTCGACATCGTTACTATTGTAACTGATTGTTTTACTATAATAAGTGTTAAAATATTCTTTAACTTCTTTAGCACTATCAGTTTCTTGTGAGATACTTGTGTCTGTTATACTACTCATTGTTTTATCCTATGATATCCGATGCAGGGCGCGGCGCACCTTTCTTGATATTGCTAAGTTGTCTAAAACCTATTTTAATAAAAGTTTGTTTTACATCTTCTGGCGCATCAGTCCATAATGTTTTTTTCTCTGGTAAGGATCCTAATGCATTCATATCCTTATTAAGTTTTCTAGCAGCTTTAACTAAATCTTTTAACTCTGATTCTATATCAGCTTGAGATATTTGAGGATTACGTGTTATTTGAGCTAATGCTGCTGCTTGTGCCGAAGTTATTGTATCAGGAAAGTTTGTTACTGCGGTGTCTATATATGTTTCAAAACTATCTATATCTTCTTGCGGAATATCGCTACCAACAAAAACTTCCTCAGGCAACGATCTTGAAAGGGCAAAGCCAAACTCGTCTGCTGCGGCAGCACTATTAGATATTGCTTGTAATGCTTCAGTTGCACTATTATACCCGGTCAATGCTAGTAGAGCTGCTGCATAATCTATTCTTTTTCCTGTTGTTCCTGTTGTTATTCCGTCATTACTACTATTAGAAGTAATAAATGTTACACCTGTGCTACCAGTTCCGTTACCTGTTGCAACACTAGGGCTACTACTTGATACAAACCCGTCATCTGGAATAGTAACCGGTTCGTTTGCCTGCAACCCTGCAATACCATTGACTTGTGCATCTCTGTAAACAATATCGCTAACAATATCACTAAACCATTTTCCAAATGTATCTTCTACACTTAGGTTTGTACTGCTTACAGTATCTCCAGTTGTTAATGTGCTTTCTCTAATATCATAATGTTCAGCAGTAGCAAACATTCCCGGGTCGTCTTCTCCAGTTGTTCCTCTATCGTACAATACAGTTTCATAAGCAATACGCATAGTACTTCTTGTCATTCCTGTAGATTCTGAATAATCTACATTGTCATGTTGAAATGATTGTATCATT